CGCGATGGTTCTTATGTTGTTGCATTAAAGGCACAAGTGTTGTATTTAGGGTACTATTAGCCAGCTCAGTCTGGCGCGGCCGTCTAAAGACAGCCAAATCCGCCCAAGGAGTTTTTATGAGCGAAGAAGTAGTAGAAGAAGCGGTAGAGGAATCAACTACCGAAAATCAAACAGATGAAACGGTTGAGAATTCGGGTGAATCAGCCACACCCCCGGAGGATGCAAAGTCCGAGGCACCGCCCAAAAGAAAAGGCGGGTACCAGAAACGCATCGACAAACTGACGAAAGAGGTTTACCAGCTTCGGGCACGACTTGAGACGCCGCAAACGACTCAAAGCCAGGAAAAGGAACCGTCTGTTGACGATTTTGAAGATTACGACAAGTACCAGCGGGCGCTGATCTCACATGAGACGAAAAAGGCGCTTAAGGAACAAAGCGAGTCATCGGAACGAAGCAAACGGGAATCTGAAGCGAGAACAGTGCATGAGAATCGCCAGGTAGCGTGGGATAACCACAAAGAGGCGATAGGCGACAAGTACGATGATGCGGACGATATTCTTGAACATTTCGCATCAGAAGTAACTTTAAGCCAGATTGCGTTGGACGCCATACTGGAGAGTGACCTTGGAGGCGATGTTGTGTACCACCTTGGCAAGAATGATGCCGAGGCTGCGCGCATAGCAAAACTCAGCCCCGCCCGTCAGGCAATCGAGATCGGCAAACTGGAGGTAATGCTTGCCAGCAAGCCGGTTAAATCGGCCTCAAAAGCCGCTGCTCCTATTGATCCTGTGAAGGGCAAGGGGACTGCCGGGAATTCAACCCCGTCAGACTCAGATGATGTTGAAACGTGGATTCGCAAGGAAGTGGCGAGGATGAGGGCCAAATCTGGTTAAAGGACTCTAAATAATGGCTAACGCTATTCTCACCCCCACGGAGGTCACTCGCAAAGCTGCGATGATTCTCCATCAGAAATTGAATTTCATCGGTAAAGTTGACCGTCAGTACGACGACTCCTACGCCAAAGACCAAAAAATCGGCTCCACCTTGAAGGTTCGTTTGCCGAACGAAAACACCGTTCGTACCGGCCTTCCCATGTCTGCGGTTAATGTGTCGGAAACCAGCGTCGATCTTGTCGTTGGCACCGTCAAGGGTGTGGACATGAGCTTCACGTCCACCGAACTTGCCCTTGATATTGACACCTTTTCAGAACGCATTATTGAGCCTGCAATGTCGGTTCTAGCTGCAAACGTCGAAGCAGATGCCCTGAATATGTATAAGGAGGTCTATAACCTGTACGATGGGGATACTGCTGCGTTTTCATTTACCTCAATGGCAAACGCCCGTCAGAATCAAACAGACAACCTTGCGCCACTCAGCAACCGCTGCATGACCATGAACACGAATCATGCAACCAAGTTTATGATTGACACCAAGGGTCTGTTCCACGACGACGAGGCGATTTCTGCCCAGTATCGTGAGGGCAAGATGGGTCGCACCGGTGGTTACGACTGCTACGAAAACACCCTTCTGCTCCCGCATACGACCGGAACTGCTGCAAAGACGACTGGCTACCTGATTAACGGTGCCTCTCAGTCCGGCGCAGCAATGACAGTCAACACCGGCACGACCACGTTCCTGATCGGCGATGTGATTACTATTGCCGGGGTCAATCGCGTTCACCCTGAAACCAAGGTGAACACCGGTGTATTGCAGCAATTTGTAATCACCGCCTTGTCCGGAACGTCCGCAACCTCTCTAGCAATTTCTCCATCTTTGGCCGCTACTGGTGTTCGACAGAATGTCAGCGCTGTTCCTGCCAACGGTGCTGCTATTGTCAAGGTAGGTGCCGGCGCAAGCGAAACGTTGGTTCAATCTCTCGGATTTCACAAGAATTCGTTTGCATTTGTAACCGCCGATTTGCCGATGCCACAAGGAGTTGACTTTGCGCGTCGTGAGGTAGTGGATGGGATTAGCATTTCCCTTATCCGTGACTTCACCATTTCGGATCGTTCTTTCCCGACCAGGCTTGATATTCTGTACGGGTATAAGGCGATTCGTCCGCAAACCGCCGTTCGCGTTCATAACGACGGCTAACAGGAATCGGGAGGGGGAAACCTCTCCCGTTTGTCATGGCCACAGCACTTGACTATATCGAGCGGGCAATGCGTCTTGCTCGTATTCTTGCGCCCGGAGAAACAGCCGCACCAAGTGAGGCCGCAGACGGGCTTGAAACGCTGAATGACATGCTAGACTCATGGGGCATTGAGCGCCTTATGATTGTGCAAACGCAGCTTGAAACCTTTTCATGGCCTGCCAACACGGCATCAAGAACAATCGGGTCTGGTGGAGATTTTAATTCCACCCGTCCAACACGCATTGACTCCGCGTACATGAAGGACTCTGCCGGGAATGACTTTCCGATGGAGATTATCGAGTCATACGACAATATCGTTGTAAAGAGCGCGAGGACTTCTTATCCGGAGGCGCTCTTTTATGACAAAACGTTCCCTATTGGGACCATCTATCTATATGGCGTTCCAGATAACGCCATGACCCTGTATTTCAGGTCGTGGACGCAGTTCGCACAAGCCGCCGCACTGACGACAACGATCAGCCTTGCACCCGGCTACAAGCGGGCTGTTATTTACAATCTTTCATGTGAAATGGCCCCTGAGTACGGGAAAGAAGTCTTGCCGAAGGTTGCTGAAATAGCAGCTTCGTCCAAGCGCACGATCAAGTCAGTCAATACGCCCAAGATGATTTCAAGGTTTGATTTCTCCAGTCAATCAGACTTCAACATTCTGTCTGGACAGCGATGAGAGTGACAGAATGAGAATGCCTTTGTTTGGGATTGGCATGCAGGGATTATCCCCTGTTGTCACTGCTAAATACATGCAGAACTTCTATGCGGAACAAAGACCGGCAGGAGAGAGGTCACAGATCGCCGCGCATGGATTTCCCGGTGAAGATTTGTTTGTAGACTTTGGTGCGACCGCTGTTCGCGGCACGCCTTTACCTGTCGAGCAGAATGATCTTTTATACGTCGTCCACAGAGGGGTACTACAAGAGGTAAATAACACCGGAACGAAAGCTGCCAGAGGCACGCTAAATACTACGTCAGGCTATGTGGAAATGGCGCATAACGGCACTGTTATCGTTATTGTCGATGGAACCAACGGATACACGTACAACACCAGCACAGCGTCCTTTGCAACGATCGCATCAGCATTGCCTGCGAATCCGCTCACGGTTACATGGATAGACGGGTATTTTATTGCTGGCTTTGCTACAGGCCGGTTTTACATATCCACAGACGGAACAACGTGGGATGCACTGGACTTCGCGAATGCAGAAAGCAATCCTGACGGGGTTAAGCGCGTCTATAACGATCAGGGTCAGGTGATTATATTCGGTGATATATCAACTGAGTTTTGGGGGAATACCGGCTCACTTGATTTTCCGTTCGCAAAGATACAAGGCGCGGATCAGGAGTGGGGATTAGCCGCCCCTGCATCTGTTGCCAAACTGGACAACTCTGTTGCCTTCCTGTGCAAAAACAGGATGGGTGAGGTTATTATTGGGCGTCTTGTTGGGAATCAGGTTCAGAAAATATCGACCCCCGATCTTGACTCGATTATCAACAAATACGCCGCAGTATCAGATGCTACAGCCCACTCCTATATGTTGGGCGGACACCCGATGTATCAGATCAACTTCCCCTCAGCCGGATACTCATGGTCATTTGATGCGTTGAGTAACTTCTGGTCCATACGCAAGAGCGAAGCAACGACCCGCCAGAGGAATGAATACGGCTCTCAATACCTCAATAAAACCGTGTTTACTGATTCCGAGAGCGGAAAGATGTATCGTCTGAATGCCGATGTATTCACTGAAAACGGCTCTATTATTGAGGGAGAGATTGTCGGAGATCATTTGCCAGGAGAGCTTGAGAGGGGTTCTATCGACACAATCCGCCTTGATATGGAGGTCGGCGTAGGAACTACCAGCGGCCAGGGATCAAACCCTCAAGTCATGCTTCAGGTGTCAAAGAATGGCGGAAAGACGTTTGGCAATGAGCGGTGGACCTCTGCCGGCGCTTTGGGCGAATACGACAAACGGGTTGAATGGAGGCGTTTTGGCGACTCAAGGCGGTGGACATTCAAGATCAGGATTACAGACCCGATTAAACGCACCATTGTTGGTGTGTATGTGAATCCGCAAGATTAGGTAACTACATGAAAAGATTGAGAAATGTAAGTTTATCTGAGAGATTTTGGCAGAAGGTCAAGGCTTCCGATGGTTGTTGGGAGTGGCTAGGCTCTAAAAATCCAAAAGGATACGGAACTATCCAGCGTAACGGCCTTGGAACTACCGTCGCTTCAAGGGTTTCTTGGGAGCTGCATTTCGGAGATATTCCTGACGGACTGTTCGTTTCTCACCATTGCGACAATCCTGGATGCACTAACCCGGAACATCTTTTCCTTGGCACGAACAAAGATAATCAGCAAGATTCCAAAAGAAAGGGAAGACGCTCAGATCAACGCGGAGAAAAAAATGGGAATTCAAAGCTGACTTATGATCAAGCAAAGACGATACGTCATTTATATGAGGCTGAACGCAGAACCAATAAAGAATTGTCCGAATTTTTCAATACATCCACCGCAAATATTTGGATGATTACAACACGCAGAACATGGATTAGACAATGATTAACCCGCCTCCGTCAGTCAATGCAATCTCTAATGACGGGATTCTATCGCCCGCATGGAAGAACTGGCTTTCGCAGATATACGATATTTGCTTTGCTGTCAGACAGTCAGGAACGACCGCACAAAGGCCCGTTAAATCCTTATGGATTGGAAGACCTTATTTCGATACTACATTGGGCTATGCTATCCACTATGATGGAACGAATTGGGTTGATTCCGTCTCATCTCTGGTGGGGTTTATACAGTCTGGGACGGGGGCTGTTCCGAGGACTTTGCAGGAGAAGGTCAGAGAAGTTTTGAGCGTCACTGACTTTGGTGCTGTTGGCGATGGCGTTACCGATGATACTGCGGCTATTCAGGCTGCTATTGATGCGTCAGAATCCCTGACTTATAGAGGTAAAGTCTACATCCCTGCTGGCCTATATCTAATATCAGCAACTATCCGGCTGAAAAGAAACGT